AAGAGGCGCGCAGTGGGCGCATCCATCTCGACCGGATCGCCTGCGGTAAGCATTCTCGTGCCATACCGGAACGAGCCCGTCGCATAATATTGCTTCGTTGCCATGTTGTTATTCCTTTGCCGCTTTGCGTTGCGCCCATGCCGCTCGGGTGCGTTCTGCCATCATCGCGCGATATTCAGGCGAAGATCGCCTACGCGCACTCTCCGATTTCTTCCGCCTCACCTCATCCGAGGAATGGACAGCGCGAAGCTTTGCACCCGTCACAGGATCAGCCCATGACGCCTTTTTGCGTTCGGATTGTTTGGTCTTAGTTTCAGGAGCCGCATACGCTGCCATCAGCTTTTGCCGAATCTTTGGATCGGCCCACATCGCCTTGGACTTAGCGCCTCTTTTCGCATTCGTTTCTGGGCGGGAATTGATTTCCCTATTTATTTCCGCGGCCCTTGCTCGCACGCCAGGATCACTAAAAGCCTTCCTGATCGCTTCATTGCGACGAGCTAGCAGTTCTGGATCGGCAGCTACAGCTAGCGACCTAGCCCGTGCTTCGGCACGGCGCTCTGGCGTGCTCCAAACAGCCTTCTGCGAACGGCTCAGCTTTTCACGATACCGGCGATCATCCTCTGGATCGAGATAATCCAACCCCTCTCCGCCAGCCGTCGAATTGGTGAGCAGCCAACCCCGTTCAGCAGCAGAGGAAATGAACTGCCTCTCTACGTCCTGCCAGCGCTCATCACTGGCGACCTCGTGTAGAATGACAACGCTTGGCCTCAGACCATCCGCCTGTAGCTTGCGTAACCAACGGGCAGTGTGGTGGTCATAGTGTCTGCGTCTCGCGCCGCAGAGATGACCATTCAACCGCTTCTCAGGGTTGCTCGATTTCCCCACATAGCGAACTGTGTTCGCCAAAGGGCAGAGAAGACCGTAAATGTAAATCGCCATGCTTCCTCCTATAGAAGCTTCCTAGAAAATCTGCTGGTCAGGCCGTCTAGGAAAACGGCTTTTCGGGAGCGACCCTAGACCAGCAGTAGAATACTACATTATGTGTTCAGAGTATACTAGGTGTTCGTCGCTCCGCCCCAAGCGGCTCCCGTGAGATATACGGCAGCATTTGAGCGGCGACGAGCCCAATTCAGTATTCTTTCGCAACGAAATCCAACACTATTCGTCTGCCACAGCGAAACCATCTGGGTCGCCGTTGGCGTCACCGTGTCATTCGTCGGGTTGTCGAGCATCTGAAGCGAGGCTTCACGCGACACATCGACCATGAAGCCACCCTCGTCAGCGTAGTAGATTTCCGAGGGCTGCACCGCCACGACCACGCCCGAGGGCACGGTCTGAGACGTGATGACGGGGATCTGAAGGATCGTTCCGCCATTCATGGTGATGTTCGGGAATTCGGCCTGACCCAGAGCGTTCACCTGGAAAGCCGCACCCAACGCCGTACCCGTCCGCATGACGAGAACCGGCGTCGAGCCTTCCATGTTGTTGTTGATGAACACCTGAAGCAGATTGCGAATGTCCTGCCGCACATCGTCGGCATCGCCCGTGCCGCTGGCCGCGATAGAAATCGCACCGTTGGCAATCGAGGCCGGCTCAACTCCAGCCGAGCCTGCGTTCGTGGGATCGATGAACGAATCGTCCATGAGAGCCACGAGAGCATTCGCCATCTCGTCGCGAACCAGCGTTTCCGCGCTGGTCGATGCCCGGCGCAGAAGGTCCTCCGTCAGAACGACGATGTTCGCGCATTTCAGCGGAGCAAGCGTCGTCTTGTCGAAGTTGAAGCTGGTCAGCGGCTTGGGCTTGCCTTCGCCGACCCAGTAGCCAGAACCCGATGCCGTCGAGATACCGAGCGCGGTGTCGAACGGAATGCGGCGAAGCGACGGGATGTTGCCCTGACCGAACTTGCCGAGAATGGTCTGCGGACGCAGATATTCGGCGAAGTCGGCAAAGGCGCCGCCATCGGTCAGAACGAGATCGGACGCCCAAGTTCCAGAAATCGCGGAACCCGCAACGACATTGTTCTTCTCGAAGCCGGTATAGGTGAAACGGTCCTCGCCACGCTCATCGAGCCGCTTGAGGGTGCCAGCCGCATCGCTGTCCTCGCCGTAACGCTCGGAAGCAATACGATGGGCGCGGCCCATGTCACCCTTGGCCATGCCGAGAGCCTTGACGAGACGGGCGAACGCAATGCCCGGCTCCAGCTTCTCCTGGGCCTTGACGTGGATGCGTCCCTCGCGGGAAGCAATGGCCTCGTCCGAGGACTTGCCGTTCACTGGAGCTGCTTTTTCGCCAGCCGTTTTCTCCATCGCACGGAGGCGCTTCAGGTGCTTGTCGATCGCCTCGACATCGGCCTGATTGTTGTCGAAGGTCTCTTCCTGCTCGGCGTCGAGCGTGGAGCCTTCGCCAGCTGCTTTTTCCATGATCGCTTCGTTGGCCGCGACCAGGCTTGCGCGCTTATCTTCGAACGCGCGGATTTGCTCAGCAATGTCTGCCATTGCATCCATCCTTCCGGAATTTCAAAAAGTGGGTTAGGTGCGCTTGATCTCGCGCACAACGAAAGGAGCCCGGTCGCGGGCTGGTGCCAGCTTCACCACACGGACGGATTTGCCGGTCGCGGCTTCGTCCTTGGGCTGGGCTGGAATTTCAGGATCGGGAACGCCGTGTTCGGCCCTCAATTTGGCGTCGATCGATTTGACAGACGTAATCAGAGCTTCGGCGTTCGCCGGAATAGTCACAGCTGAAAGTTCATAGACTTCGGTTTCCGAGAACCGGATTCCGCCGTTATCCATGAACGCATATTCGATGGCGCGAAAACCGATCGAGACCGCCCGAACAAGGCCTATCTTGATCGACTGCCACGCTTCATCCAGACGATCTTTCAGCGTTCCCGGTTCATCGGTGGACGCGATCTCGGCTTCGAAGCTGATGCCTGCTTTCGTCGGCTTCTCGAACTTCACGCTGCCGATCGGCTTATCATGTTCGTGTTGCCACAAAAGCGGCAGCGGATTGTCGAACTTGACGCCCAGAGGATCGATGATGTCGCCAACACGGTCCACTGCTGGAGTGGTGGCGATGCCGCGGATAATGCGCTTGTCCTCGTCAACCGATTTGATCGAGAGAACGGAATAGGCACGATTGTTCATCGAAGCCTCCTAAATGATCATCATTTCGTAAGCTGGGGCCGCCTCAACGACATCGGGAGCAATCCCGAACGCCATTGCCAGCGCCACCATTCCGTCAATCCGAGTTGCTGACTTCGCCTTGTTGAGCTTGCGGCCACCTGCGGGATCGGTCGTCACAACCGCATTGGCCGCGCACATGGTCAGAACCGGATGATTGCCGTGCCGAACCTTTCCGGCGAGCAACGCAGCCTCGGTGTCGCGAAGAGCAGGGCTCATTGACTGAAAGCCCTGCCCGAACTCGACGAATATCGCTTCGATCTGATCTTCGCTGAAACCGGCTTTCAACAGCCACGGCCGAAGATGCTTCATGCCCCAGCGGTCAAAGGCGATCTTGATCCTGAACCGTCGTTCGGCGCAGTGCTCGTAAATCCGCCGTGCCACGAACTCATATTCAACAGCTCGGCCGGGAGTGGTCTGAAGATGCCCTTCCGTGTGCCAAACGTCATAAGGCACCCGGTCGGTTCGCGATTTCTCCCTCAACCCATCACCGGGAAGCCAGAAGGTAGGTTTTACCTCCCACGCATCCTTGACCCAGCAAATCGGAACGAACGCGGTAAGGTCGGCAGTGGCAGAAAGATCGAGGCCGGCGAACTCCTCACCGTCCCAATCTTCCGAGACTTCCCCGCCGCACGACTGCCAAACCAATTTCGAAATGAACGGTGAGTTCATCTCGACGCGCTGGTTGAGAATCAGATTTCGATATTCAGGCTCACGAGACGGCATGCGGCGGGCGTCTTCCGCCATTGCCAGCACCTCCTTGGCGTTCAGGAAATCCCCGAATGCCGGATTCGCCTTTCTGATCGTCTTCTCGGCAAAGGGTTCGTCACTCGGATCTGCCGTGTAAAGCGAAAGAACGACCCTCGGATCATCGCCGGCCAAAGCATCGTCGATCAGGACAGAGAGAAGATCTCCATCCGTTGGCGCCTGGGTGGAAATGATGATCGAAAGCGGACTTTCGTGCGCACCAACCGCAGTCTCAAGCGCATCGTATAATTCTGACCTAGGGCCTTTGACCTGCCCGAGCTCATCGTGAACGATGAAAGCCGGAGACAACCCGTAAGCAGTTGAAGCTTCAGCAGATAGCGCCTTGTAAAGCGTGCCCAGTTCAGGACAGAAAAGCTCCTTGATCGTGTCCCTGATGACAATGACCGGGTTCAGTGTCGGAGACAACCGAACTACCTTGGCCGCAAGCTTGAACAGGATAGCCGCCTGATCCTTGGACTGGGCGGCGCTGTTGAGCTGAGAATTTGGCCTCGCTTCTGGTCCGGCAGTGTGAAGCAGGAGCAGGAAGGCGGCCAAGGTAGTCTTTGCGTTCTTTCTCCCGAAGGAGATTATCGCCCGTCTGGTCCCATGCGGGTTGTCGTAAATCTTGCGGATCTCGGCTCGCTGCCATTCGCGGAGAATGACCGGCTTACCAACGTGCTGTCCTTCTGGGATCCTACAGTGAAATTCGATCCATTGAATATTGCGGTCGCCGCGGGTCATCCCAGACTTTGCCAAGGCTTCTTCTCGGAACCGATGGACTTGGATGCCGTGCCCGCAGCCCCAGGAGTATACCGGCTCTGATTTGTGAGCCGTAGTTTCGTAGCTTTGTCAGCCAGAGCCTTCGTCTCGCAATCCCGCGTGCGGACTAGCTTGGTATAGCGCTCCAGCCCTTCGTCGGTATCGAGCCACTGCGAATCGAAGCTATCGATCTTCTCAGTAAGCAACGCAGCCGATGAGACATGCCGGCAATATTCCTTCAACAGCTGCTGAAGTGCGGCCGTCTTGAATGTGTCAGCCCCCTCATTGGCAACTGTCCGTTCCCAGACCTCCGTCTGATACGCGGTCAAGTCGGAGGGTGCCTTCGGGCGACCGTCGATGTCCGTTCCAGCGACAACAGAAAGTGCCGCCGTCGATGCGCGGCCACGCTGTCCCATGTGTTGATCCTGTCCATGTTACGCGCGTGCGCGGGTGATGTTACGATTTATACTTTTTGAGTTTTGCGCCGGTCCTGAGCAGAACCGAAAATATCCTTGGACTACCCCCCCCTGTCAGGAGATTGTCCAACCATCAGTCCCGATGGGTTGCTTCAGCTTCCGCCCCATCTCTGTTGCTGTCTTCTCGGCGTGACACGCTTGGCAGATCGTCTCGAGATTGCTCTCTATGTCAGTTCCGCCTTGCGCCTTGGGCTTTATGTGATCGACCTGGCCACCGGCTGCTACTCTGCCGCGCCTTAGGCAGGGCTGGCACAATCCTCTATCTCTCTTGAGGATGACCTTCCTAAGCTTATCCCAAGCGGTTCCGTAACCGCGTTCGTGCCGTGATGATCTAGACCAAGCCATGATGACTGGCCTCCAATGTTTCCCGGCGCTCGCTGCTCAAAGGGGTTGATGAAGGAGCGGCGCCGGGTCGGGCTGTCGGCTTCCATCCGAGGCCCGAAACAAGAAGGTGCCCGCGAGCCGGTGTGGCCTCAGGCGCAATTCGAGATATGATTTAATTTGATATCCAAATTATCCCAAGTTCCTCGCTCTTGCAATAGTGAGTTCGTTGACAATTATTCGCAGTGCTTCTTGGTATTGTGCGTTGAGGCGGGTGAGTGAAATATCCCTGAGCGCGGGAAGCATCTTGAACACGGTGCGCCTCCAAGGAATTTGTCGGCCCGCGTCTCCCTTCTTCGCTGTGGCTCCCACAACAAGCAGACGCCTCAGGCCATCATCATCGATCAGCAGAAGCCAGTCCTGCACCCTGTTCGCCTGGCTGATGTCCTTTGCGCTTGGCAGTGATGGGCGTGGTGCAACCGTATCCCATTTTCCGCCCGCCGCATCGGCATAGATCGAGTGAACGTCGCCGCGGTCGTGGATGTACTCAATACCGCAGCGTCCGCTCTGGATCGGTGCGATCTTGCCCAACGGCTGACGAGCGATCGTCCACAGGGCTTTCACGATCTGCTCTTCAACAGCAAGCATGGCGATTGCTACCGACTGGCGCTCTGGAAAGCCCTCGTGACGCTGGGTTGCCCGTTCAAGCCTCCGCTGAAGCCGGCGGGCATCCATCCGCATGGTTACGTCCAGCAACAGGAGCTTCCCTTCCTCTGGCGGAAGGACGCGCTGGCCGTGGTGTACCTCTGTCTCGAACCGGCGCCTTCGCTTCGGAAACTTCATTGCTGCCGTCGCCATTCTTCCCTCCCCAATTATCGAACTAGACCGGCAGCGATGAGCGCAACCGCAACGTAAATTCCGCCAGCGACAACGCCGAAGGTGAAGTTGGCGATTCCCCAGAGGTAGTTGACGCCAAGCGACTTGAAGAACCGAGACGCCATTACCTTCCTCCGGTGGGTGAGATGGTTGAAATTGTTGGTGTTTTGGCGCTTATCCGGCTCTCGTGCTTCGCACCGAACCAATCTGCGTTGTTTCGGCCATTCGGCTTCGATCCGGGCGATTGCTCTGCGCCGCATTTTCTGTTACGAGTTCGCCCGTCTCGTGGTTGGGCTTGATACCGCTGGCGCGAGATGCTGCGAAAGCAGTCTGGTGTTACCAGCGGGGCCTCATCAAAGCACCACCCGAGTCCGAAAGGCCGAGCGGGGATGAGCGGGGCGGGAAACAGCCTCGAAAGCAACGGCCAAGCTTGGGATAGTCCCATCCCCAAGCGACTGCGAAGCGATGGCTGGCTCCAAAGGGCATCGACTGAAGTGGTCCGGACAAGCTTCCGCCAATACACGGCGGGGCTTGTTGTCCTGTGACCGCTTCGCTCAAACTTCACCAAAGGGCATCGGGTGTTCCGGATTTCCAAAATTTTTGGCGCGCCGATCATGCCATCAGCCCTTTGGCGAGCGATGAGGTGAGCAAGCGCACATCAGCCATCGTAATGGGCATCTCCCCACCCAATTGATCGCAGCGCTTTCCCCGTATCGTGCTGTCAAACCGCTTGAGCGATCGCGTCGGCGATGGATCGCTCTTTCGAGCCTGGCGGATGCTTGAGAGAATGAGATCCAACGAACAGCCAGCCGCCAGCCAGCCATCAATAATCGAAATTGAACTCTGCCTTTGGGTGTCGCTGGCAGGACGCCAACCAGCTTCAGCGCAAACGTAATTCAGCGCCGTGCGACCATCCGAGATGTCGTTCGGAATTTGCTCGCGTAGGCTTGGCTTAGGAGAAATTTGTGATTCGGGTGGGCTAGGCTCTCTCCCTCTCCTCTTCCCCTTATCTCCTCCATCCTCCATCTGGCGGCCAATTTCCCCACCAGTGGGTAACTCGTTCTCCACCGCTTCCGAACCGTCGCGCGTTGAACGAGCCTCAGTGTTCACCCAGTTCCGAATTTCATCAGTTTGGGGATAGACCGAGTTCGGCTTTTTAGGCCGCTGAAACTGGCAGAAGTTCCGAACCGCTCCGTAGCTTTTCCCCGCCACTTCGTAACGGATGATGCTGCCAGCCTCGCTTAATTCTTCCAGAAGCGCAGATGCGTCAGCGTTATCGGCCGGCAAAAGACGCATCTTGAGCTTCAATGGCGACCATTCGAACGAGCCGTAATCATCGCATTCGTTCCACAGTCCCATGAAGAACAGCCGAGCCATTGGGCTGGCCGTCACGAAACGCTCGTCGGTCCAAAGCCCAGGATGAATTGACCGTATGCGGCTCATTTGGTGAGCGCCTTCCGCAGCGCCTTAATGTCTGCTCTCACAAGAGAATCCTCTTCCATCCGCCGCTCGACGACACGAACCGCGTGAATAACTGTGCTGTGGTCACGGCCGCCGAACGCTCCGCCGATCGCTGGAAATGAGCGATGCGTGAGCTGACGCGTAAGGTACATTGCGACTTGTCGTGCCCATGCGACGTGCTTCTCGCCCCGCCATTTGGCCGTCATAAGCCGCGGGTGAAGGCCATAGGATACGGCAACCAGTTCTTGGATCTGCGTGGTTGGCCTATGCGAAACACGGGTCCGCGAAGGCAGCTCGATTGGCTGAAGAGCGGTCATCGCCTACCGTCCTTCTCCAGCGGTTTGATCTCCTGTGGCGTCCAGAATGCAGCTGGGAATGGTTTGCCGCGCACAAGGAGAATGCCCTGTCGAGGATTTGCGACGAGAGGGTAGAAGCGAATGTCAGCCATCAGCTGATCCTCACGATGAGCTTGCCGCGCTCGCAGCGATCGGCCCATTCAACCGTAGGGGCCATGAACTCGCGGTCGTTGACACCAAGCACGGATGCGATACCGTCCAGGTGCGACTTCACGCGGGCGATGAGATTATCGTCATCGCCAGTCCGCCAAGCTTTCGGCGGGTGAGCAATTAGATGGACGCTGATCCGCTCGCCGCTCGGTTGCCAATGGAAAGGCATTGCGATCTTGGTTGCCCAACCCGCTTCGATCTTTGCAGCCTTGGAGAACCGATGCTTGACCATCGGGTGAACGCGAGCATTGGGGCTCAGCTCTTGCGCCGGCCAGCCAATTTCGATGTCGAGCGAGTCCGACCCCTCTGGAGGTGTTTGGGTTTGTGGGGTCATGCCGCAGCCTTGGGGCGATTGCCTTCGGCACCGCCGCTCTCATGCTTCGCACGAAGCCCATGCTGGTCTTCGCCCTTCGGGTTTCGATCGGCTATCGCAGCGAGGATTGCGCGGCCGATCAGCTCAGGGATTTGAGGGACTACGGCGTTTCCAGGGGATCCAACGCGGTCCACCCAATCGGGAATCCCATCACGGCTTCCGCGAAAGAGGGGTGGAGGTATATCGGGTCGTCCTCGCAGGTCCGCAGGCCCTCTGACATTTTGGCACCACGAAAATGCGGGGAACCCAGATACCTCTTGCGGCTTGAGCCCTTTGGCTCCTGCTTTCCTATCGTTGGCAGGAAAACTCGTTTCACCGCGGCGGGAAAGCCATTGCGCAAGTTGGTTATATCGAAGTTTCCACGCTTCTGAGAGTCGTTCTTCCGCGGGGTAGGCAACAATCCACAGTCGATCTCGCTGATGAGGGGCGCCAACGGCGGAAGCCGGTATGCAATGCCATTCAGCATCATACCCGAGCGAGGCCAAGGTTCCGAGAACGGCATCCAGCCCTCGAGAAAGCAGCGCGCCGACGTTCTCCACGATAACGTAGCGGGGTCGAAGTTCGCCAATAAGTCTGGCGTAATCAAACCACAGGCCGCTACGCTCTCCAGCAAGCCCCGCGCCCTTGCCTGCGAAACTGATGTCCTGACACGGGAATCCGCCAACGATGACGTTGGGAACAATTCCGTCTGCCGCGAGCCTTTCGGCGGTGAGTTCTCGCACGTCATGGTAGCAGGGAACCTCCGGCCAATGCTTAGCCAGCACGCGCCGGCAGAAAGGATCGATCTCGCAGAACGCGGCGGTCTTGAACCCGCCAGTCCGCTCCAACCCAAGGTCGAAGCCGCCGATCCCGGCGAAAAGGCTGAGCACGCGCAAGGGATGCTCACCGTCAGGCCGAGACAACGTAGATTGGCTCGGTTCATGAGCAGCCCGATCGGCGAAGCCGATGCGCCCAACATCAGCCATTGGCCACCCCCCGCGTCCGCTTCATCTCAATCTCTCGACGAAGCTGTTCGGTCTTTGCATCGCGTAATGCGATCCAGGCTTGTTGACGTTGACGAGCGCCGTGAAGCGCCAGCTCACGAGCGCTTGCGATTGTGCGGTTACAGGAGTGGTGGTGGCGGCGCAGAAAGAACCACGTGCGTAGGCTCATTCTCCCCGCTCCTCTTGAATGGCGCGGGCCAGCTCGCGGTAAAGGC